ACATCATCGTCTTGCCTCGGAGTATACCGCGCCCATCCGTTGCGTTCGTCGGCTTCGGCCTCCATTTCCAGCGTCGCCACTTTGGCGCCGTGAAAAGGATGTCTCAAGTAGATGATGGGCATAGGGAAAACGGGGGCCGAAGCCCCCGTTGATTACAGGCAGTGGATGATTGCAAAGTTTAGAACAATCGCTTCTGACAAATTGCCAGCGCTGATGTTTCGCACCGTGATGGTGCAAGAACCTGTACTCTTGCTGGAAATCCAGCAATTGTACGCACCAGCCGTAGCACCGGATGCGACGTTAATGATTGTCACATCATTAACACCAATAAGGCTGTTGTTCAGCGTAAACGTCACGTTGGTTGCAGCGTTCAATGTTGCGTTGTTCAGTGTAATCTGCCCCGCAGATTTGTTGAGCGTGACCGCGGTGCTTTTGCTGGTGGCCTGCGTCACAACGCCTTGCGCTGCAGCAGCGTAACCAAGTTCTTCGGTCGCGTAGCAGGTGGTGAATTCGGGGTCGCTGTACGCGACACCAGTAGCCTTGGTGTTAGGCATGATGGTTCCTTTCGAGAACGGGGGCCGAAGCCCCCTTGTTCATTAGGCCACGCGGTACAGCGTCCAAGCACCCGCGGCGCTCTTGCGAGCAACCATGCTTGCGCCGGTCGTGACGGGGATCGTCATGGTCAGCGAACCAGAGACAGTCCAGCCGGTGCCCGCAGCGATGATTGCGGTGCCAGAAGACGTGCCGAGGTTGACCACGCGGAACGTAAACGTGGTGCCGATCCGGTCAGAATTGATCAGCACGTTTTCCAGATCCGCCACGGTGGGCAGCGTGTAGGTCTGGGCAGCAGCGGTGACACCGTTGTTGGCCAAGATCAGACCGTTCAGCACTTGCGCCGGGGTCAGGGTTGCAGTAGCAGTGACCGATACCGGATCAGCAGTCAGGTCGATGATGGGATCGTTAACGTTACCGTCACCGACTTGGTAACCGCCAGCGCCATTAGGGAGAGCCATGATTGAGTTTCCTTTCAGTGTTCAGTTGTAAGACTGGGGGCCGTAGCCCCCATTCTCATCAGCCCCAGAGACGGCAGGCCATCTGCGGACGAATGGTGCTGTAGCCGTACAGCACGTCGATCCGGCAGGGCATGCGGTCGTTGTTGATGTCGTACTGACGCACGACGCGCAGGCTGATGCCATTGTGAACGGCACGGCTGGCCATGTCCACGCCTTGGGGCAGGAGCAGGTCAGCGGTGGCGAACGTGATGGCGTCCTTGTGGTAGACCAGGTTTTGCGGGTATGCCGTAGATGCGGCGCCCACAAACACCACAGCCTTGCTGTTGCCCGGCAGCGCGTTGACCGTAGCCAGTGCGCTGTTGGCCGAGTACATCGGGGCCACGGTGATGTTGCCAGCGCCAGCGCCGCTCAGGGTGACGTCAGCCAGAGCCACGAACTGGAACAGCGAGCCGGTGGACTCACGGGTCTGCGGGTTCACAGCGAAGCAGTCAGCCACGGTGAACACGTCGCCGGCCTTGACCACAGCAGACGCGCCAGCGCCGGTGATTGCGATGGTGGTTGCGCCTTCAGCCGTGACCGCCGCGGAGGTCGTGCCACCGGTAGCGGTACGCGAGCCGGTAGTGAACTGCTTGATCGACTGAGACATGTTGACTTCTTCGAAGCCCAGCACGCCCGTGCCCATCATGCCGTTGCGGAACTGCTTGCTGATGGTGTCCGTCGGATTGAACAGACCCTTCATGCCTTCCACCAGACCGGCGTTGGCAGCCGGGTTCACGGTGGCGTAGCGCGGCGACATCACAGCGGCGTTTTCGTTGAGCTTCTGCTGAGCTTGCAGCAGAACCAGCGAGGTGGCCGGCGTGGTGCCGGGCGTGCCGACGGAGTTGCCGATGGTGCGGAAAGCGTTGGCGACGTCGGCGTCGATGCTGGCGGCCAACTGGCTGATACGAGGCTTCAGCACACGATCAGCGAAGTCGTCCAACTGCATCGTCAGTTCGGCGGACGTGAAGTTCACGCCGATGTGCTTCTGCGAGGCGACGGTCAGGGTCGTGAACTGCTCGTTGTCGTCCTGCACTTGCAGAGCGGCACCGTCAGTCACCAGAGCGCGGTCCGGCAGGCGGATGCGCAGCGTAGAGCCGATTTTGGCCCCTTCGACAGCAAAGCTGTCGTCGTACTGGCGGTTGACATTGCGCGTCAGCACCAGGTTGTTTTCCAGGATCTCCAGGGCTTTCCTGGTGATCATGTCAATGGTCAGAATACTGTTGGCCACGATTGAGTCCTTTCAAATCTTAGCGAGAAGCCTGAGCCTGCAACTTACGCATCTGCCGGGCACGTTCAGCTTCAATCCACTCCGACGTACTCATGTTCTTGATGGAACGCGGGTCAGTCGTGTCAAATGACGGGTTGTTGTTGCTGCCACGGGCCGTTACAGGCGTGATTGGTGCTGGCGCAGATGTGGTTCGTTTGACGGGCGGATTGTCGGTCAGTCTGACCTCGATCTTCCCAATTTCTTTTGCCTGCATGAACGGCGACAAGCGCGAGATACGGTCCGCTTCTTTGGGGTTAGCACCGAGGTAGTAGGCTACATCAGGGCCAACATCAGAAGCGCGAATCGTCTCAGCCATCACGTCAGTGATTCGGACGCTCGGGTTGTAAGCGACTTGTTCAAAGTCGTCGTATTTGTTCCGGGCCTCTTCTTCTCTGTCGTGGTAGGCGTCAGCAATCGCTGCCTGTGCCTTTTGCTGCTCTCGCAAGGCAATCAGTTCTTCGGCCTTCTTGACAGCCAGCGCTTCCGCGTAGGCTTCAGGGGACTCAAACTGATCAACTGGCGGAACATCTTTTGGCGCAGACTGCCGGGTTTGCGTTTCTGCCAACCTAGCCGCTTGCTCTCGTTCCCACTTTCGCTGCTCTCTTGCGAGGCGCTTGCTGATCATTGCATCGATCTCAGCCTGAGAAAACTTCTTTTCCTCTTGCTGCTCGTTGCTTTGTTCAGCGACTTCCGGCGTCTGTGCATTTTCCGGGGTGGCCGTCACCTCGGCTGCTGGCGCGGAGTCAACTTCCGCTAAGGCTTCTTGGACTTGTTCAGTCATGGATGCTCAAATTGAGCCCTGGTAAACCTTACCAGTACGGTTGCGGTGCATATTACACCAGAATCAGGCCCACACGCGAAGGGGAACTGTGGGGGAAGGAGATACCACATGCGTGTCCAGCTCAGGCGCTGCGCCGATGTTGCGCACGTTGGCATAGTAGCCCGGGTACGGCACGGGGACGTATTTCTTGGGCAACGGATCAGGCGCAGGCTCGTAGATCGTGCCGATCATGTCCACCGCAGTGAACTTGGGCGTCAGCGTCACGTTGCCTTCGTCGTCCGTGGCTGAGTCGTACAGAGCGGTGATGGCTTCCGCCTCATCAGCGAAAACAAGCATGTAGTCATTGAACATGGCGGCTCCTATCAGGCGGTGATGGCTTGGAGTTCAGCGTTGCTGAGTCGGCGCGGGTAGTAGGTGATGCGGCGGATGGATCCATTAAAAAGCGGTGCGCCTGCACTTCCACCAATACGCAGTGCAGTAACTGATGGGAGAGTTCCAACAGTGTCAGTTAACGCTGCGCCTCCATTCACGCTGAATGCAAAATCATTGACTTTGTACGCTGCCGCGGCTTTGGTAGTGGTATTTGCAACAAATGTTCCGTTAACAGTTAATCCTACCTGTGTAACGCCACCTGTGATTACTTCGTATCGAGTTGAAGAACTGCTAAGTGTCCCCCAAATCAGGTGACGGTTTAAACTTGTTCCGTCATCGAGCGTTGCTATTCTTGTGTCGGGTAAAACACCATAAGGGGTTGCCTCTACATACAACGTCCCCTCAGTCGCGTTGTACCAAGGGCTCAGCGTATTCACTGAAGCCACATCAGCACTGCGCGTCACCTGACTCGCTACCGTGGGGATGTAGGAGGTGGCGAAGGCTCCGGCTTCTAGTTGAGCGCCCCAGATAAAAGCCGATTCACCGGCTGTTTCTGCGTTGCCAATAAAGCATGGGTATATGCGGACGGAGTTTCCTACTGTGACCCCGCTAGAAATTGGCACAGAAAGCCTCCACCAACCATTGCCGACGTTCGTCGTTGTTGCCCCGCTTCCAAGGCTGTGTGTAACAACTCCAGTTGAATAGTTAACCGTTAAAATTGACAGATTTGTTACTGTTGTGTTGTTGTAAACCGCAAACGTATTCGCGTCTGTAGGACCCGTGTTTTGTTTTACGTAGATGGTGTAAACAAGCGTTGTGCTAGTTGCAATCGCGTCCTGATAGGAAATCGCTGACGATGTAGTTGTTGCGGCAAACGTAGTTGCGGATGTAGTTCCATCAGGAGCCGTGGTTGAATTTGGCGTGACCGTTATATTGGCCTTCGTCCACACTGCGTTTCCAAAGTCGCTGCTATAAAGAAGCAAATTCGTCCGCTGCTCCTCAATCAGCAGCCCCTTGGCTGCGAGAGTTACAGGGTCGTAGTCAAACCGAGGCGTGTTGGTCGTGGCGCTCTGAATGAGGCCGTTGCTGCCCGTGAACGTGGCGCTGGACGCACGGGTGAAGGTGATGATGTCGCCGAAGGCTTTGGATACGAGTGCCATGTGTTACTCCCAAACAGCGTACTGAACCGCAGTTTGATAGGTTTCAGTCGTGAAGCCAAGGCTTAACGAGTAATCATCGACCGTAGCGGTCGCAAGCAGGTTTGTCGGGACACCCGCAAACACCAGGTCAAGAGTCGGGCCAAGCTGCGCAAACGGATCGTTTGCCGGCACCACCGCAGAGATGCCGCCATCGCCATACACCCCACCGTTGGCCGTCCAATCCTGACGGACTCGGTTGACGTATACCGGTGAGTTGCGGACGGTGATCATGCGTAGTAGCTCACATTCAGCCTGGCGCTGGCGGCCTGTTCAATGAACCGAATGCGCTTCAAGTCGCCATCGTAGCTCAACACCGTGGCAATCGATACGGGCATGCCAACCGCACTGGTCGGGTTGACACCATCGTCACGCCACCGCACAGCCTGCGATTCCGGCGTGATGACGGCCAAGGTAGCCCCATCGGGCACTGTCAACGCGGCTGCGGCAGACAGCGAAGTGATCTGCTGGTAGCCCAAGCAAACGGTTGTAGATTTCAGTCCCATGAGTCAACCTCAAAAGTTTGGTTTGGTCAAGACGCCCGCAAAGACTTGACTTGTGCCACAAAACGTGCCCACAGTCCAGCGATTTTGCGGGTGATCCGCTTGTGCAACGGCCACGACAATTCGTCTGGCACATCGTTGTAGACGTACATGGCGTCAGGCGTAGTAGGAGATGTTCAGCTTGGCGCCAGCGCTTTGCTGAATGAAGCGAATTCTGGAAATGTCGCCGTCGTACTGCAGGGTTACTCCCGCTGCCAAAGGCATGCCGATCGACGCTGTAGGCGCGTTGCCATCATCGCGCCACCGCACGGCAGCACCCTCACAACTGATCAGCGCAAACGATGGCCGGCAAGACAACCCGTTGGCGTCCGTAGTCGGAGCGTTAAGCCCGGTTGACGCGGATAGAGTCGCAATCTGCTCGTAGCCGATGCAAGATGTGATGGCTTTAAGGTTGATGGCCACTCAGAATCCCCCGCGTTCAGTGAGCGAGCGCAATTCTACATACGGTTGCAGCGCAGGTTCCGGAGGCGTAGGCCCGCCATCAACCGGAGGGAAGAAGTACCCCGAGAAGAACGCTGCAGCGAAGTACGTCTTAGGAAACATCGTAGGTCACGCCCGTGCGATTGCCGTTGGCGTCTACTGTGGCCGTGATCCGTACTGTAGTGCCATTCACACTCTTGATCAAAATCGGCCCGCCAGGCGAGCCTGCCAGTTCGCCCGCGGCAGAGGCAGAAATTAGCTTCAGCAAGTCGTTGGCGGCGTATGTTCCGTCGATGACTTGCGCCCAGACCGCAGCAGCCAAGTTCTGCGGACTGAGTTCTGTGAATGGTGTGATGTCGCCCGACAGGTTGCCTGTGGCGCGTGGTGTGGCGCTGGCCGATAACTGCACCAGCGTGGCGCCGACAGCGTCAACGATGGCCCCGAGGGTGGCGTTGTTGACCGTGAACGTGACGGCCGTGCTGCCCGAGGCCGACAGGGCACCAGCCAAGTTGGCCGCAAGGTTGAACGTGATGGACGTGGAGCCGACCGCCGAGACGATGAGCTGACCAGCGGCGGGATTGACGGTCACCGTGACCGTGGTGTCGCCACTGATGTTGCGCCCCGCGGCAAGGTTTAGCGTGCCGGGCGTGAGCGTCACCACCAGATTGGTGAACGACGACATCGCCCCCGGCTTGTACGGTAGCACCCACGACGATGGGGCGAGGTGCCCGCTGGGGATGCCCGCCAGCTTGGACGGGATGCCCTCGCCCACGGACTGGTTCATCCGGTCGCCACGGCCCCACAGGGGGCGCAGCGTGCCGGGGTCGCCACCGATCAGGCGCAGTGGCAACTGCGCCAGGATCGTGGTGTTTTGCTTGAGTGCCATCAGCCCCAGCCGAACTCAGCCGCGCCGTAGAAATTGGTGCTGGCCGCAGTGGCCGCGCCCGCAAAGTAAAGCCATGTCAGACAGGCGCCGTCCATCACGCGAGGCAGGCTTGGCAACTGGTTGAGCAGATCGCGCTCGGCAGCGACGGACACCGTGGTCAGAGGCAGCGTCAGCAGGGGTTTCGCAAGGCACAGCGCCCCGGTGCCCGTGTTGGCCGCGCTGAAGGTGACAGACGCCACGTTGGACACGCCCGTGTCGCCGTTTGCCAGCGGCAAGAACGGCCCGTAGTTGTTCGCCGCCGTTCCCGAGTGGCTGATGTGCGGCGTGATGGCCGAGGCGGTCATGGCCACGGTGACCGGCAGCGTGCGGCCCGAGGTGGGCGTGGTGTTGGAGTAGCTGACCGCGATGTTCTGCGCCGTCGCGCCTGCAG